CGCGCGCCCTCCTTTCCGTTGGTTTTTCTTTATTGTACCATGAATTGTTCAGTTTTTCACTGAATTTTTGAGCGTTATTCAGCGCCGCTAACGCTTGCAGTTCAAGGAAGTTCAGTATTTTAGCGTTTGTGGGAACCGCCCCGTTTTAGGGGGTATTAGTAACACAAAAGCAACACAGTTTTTCCCTTGAAAATTAACTTTCAATCCCAAAGGCTAACGGCTACAATATCCGTTTTCTTCAGGGGGTCCCGGCAAGCTGGGCAAACCATATCTTTCCCGCTCCTGATCCGGTGCATGGTGGCCCCACAATCACACCGCTGAAGGATTGGAACCCGGACAGGGGCCTTCACAGTGACCGCCAGACGGCTTTCCAGCTTGCCACAGGCCCCGCATTGGTACATAGCCCTTTCAACGCTCACAGGGGCTTCAGGATGGGCTACAAGGGCCGCTTGTGCCTTGGGGCCATAGATACCCGCCAGAATGCTTTCCCGCTCCATATCGGCTTCCACAGGGGACATGAAGCCCACACCGGAAAGAAGTTCTTCTTCATGGCCGCATTTTGAGCATCTATACACATACCCTTTCCCCATACTGGTTCACCCCCTTTGAATTTCAGTATAGCATACCTGACCAAAAGAAGAAACCCCGGATCGGCTATGATCCGGGGCCGCTGTCTGTATCAGCCATTTTCAAAGATAGGCCGCAAAAATTGGTACAACTTCTGTTCAATCAGTTTGGGCGCTTGCTGTTCCAATTCTTGTGTGGAAATCGTCAGCATATAACGGCCCTTCACCCAATTCTTCTTCAGCACCATCCCGCCTTCAGCATCGGGATCATAAACAAAGCGGTCATTCTCCCAATATCCGGGGATGAAGCGCCCCGGCTCTTGCCGGTGGCCGTACTCCACATAGGAAGCATACTGAAGGTTATTCAGCACAACCACCGTGTAATGGGTTCCCCGGTGGCCCACGGGCATCACAGCCCACGCATCCCGCAAGGTGCCATATACAACAGGTGTCCGCTTCACAACCTTGTTCAGCAACCGCCCCGCAAGGTCATTAGCCATTTGGCGGCAAAAGCTATCCAAATCAGCTTTATCCAACTGCCCAAGGCGCTTTTCCAAATTCTTCAGTTCTTTGAAGTCGCATTTTCCCCAACGCGCCATTCTGGAACCCCCTCTTTCTCCAAAAGCATATTCAAATAGTCAATGCCTTTCCGGTGCCGCCTATATAGGGTTTCTACTTCATAATTCATCAGGGGTGGTATATCCATCCAAGGCATTTTCTTTGTAGCGTTGTCCAAAAGTCCATAGCGCAACTGTAAAACAAGCTGAACTTCTCCATCCGGTATCTTCTTTACAAGGGCCAAAATCTTTTCACGCTGGGCGGTTAAGCAGTCAATGAAAGTCTGAACTTCATCTTGATAGGCTCTTATGGAAGCCTTGGTAGAAGGTAGCAAGTTCAAGTGAACCAGAGGAATAGGGTGATCCATACAAAACCGCAAACGCTTTATAAGCTGGTTGGATTTTGTCACCTGATCCAGTATGATTTCGGCTTTTGTTGGCTCTACCATCTGATTACCGCCCTTCCATAGTAGACAACAGCCCTTCCAGTTCCACCAGCTTCTTTTCATATTCGTCTGTTTTAATGGCCGCAAGAGCGGCATTACAGGCATAAAGAAGGGTGTTGGCTCTCTTGGGATCAATTTCATTGTTCAGGGCCATATTTGCAACCCTTGAAATGGCCCGGCGTATATCTGCCGGGGTAGATAGCTTTAGCGTTTTGCGCCGGGGCATGGTGTTTCACTCCCTTCTTACTGGTCAATCACATTGAAGAAGATCACGGCATCTTCAACGGGGTTTGGGTATTGGTCATAAAGGCCAATCAGGGCATTGGTGGCGGCTTCTGTGCTGTCATGCCATGTAACCACATAACGGCATCCAGAAGCCTTCCTGCCGCCCCACAGGTGGCCGAAAGCCTTGTATTTACCCTTATCCGGTTCATAGGTCACAAAACCCACTGTAAACCGTTCCGCCTTGGCTTGTGCGGCCTTTTTAGCTTTAATGATTAGTCGGTCTATCCGTTCCATGAAAACCTCCCACAAGTCAAATACGGGGCGCATAGGCCACGCCCACACACCCCGCATCAGATATTAGCCCTCGGTCACAGCCTGATAGTAGATAGCTGCTTTCTTGTTATCCAGCACAAAGGCATCATAGCAAACACGGCCTTCCACCAGATCACCGGAAATTCCGGGCGGGTCTTGATGGATTCTGTAATCCTCCAACTTGGTAGGGGCCACAGTTGCCACAGGATGGGCAATCATAAAGCCGAATTTGTCAGGAAGGCGGTTGGCGGGAACCTTGATGATCTGCGCCCCGTCAAGCTGGGCGATCACGCCCCGAAGCCGCATATTTTCCGCCACATCGGTTTCCAAGAAAATATCCTTAGACTGCTTCATCAGAAGGTAAGTATCAGGTGTTACCACGATGATCCGCCCGGTTTCGGGCACCTCGGCATTATCAAGGGTGGTATTTGCCTTGAAAATCTCACCACAGATGTTTTCAGCGGTCAGGGCAATGGCGGCGGGTTTGTTACCGGCACCGGCACACATCACGCCATAAGTGTAAGTGTCCACCTCCGGGATCACCACTTCCCGAAGCTGACGGGCCAAAGCACTTGCCGCCTGAAGCTGACTGGCTGTTTCGTCCGTGTCCAGCTTGTCAATGGCAAAGGTGAAGGAACGATCCTTCTTCAGGGTCATTTCCTCGGTGGTGGCATCCAGACCGGCCACGGGGCCAAATCTGCTCCAATTTGTGGCGGTGTTTGCGCCGGGGCGGTCATAGTCGTTCATGGCCGAAGTGCTGACCTTATAAACCTTGATGGAATGCGCCCCAGTCCAATCAAAGTCATTGTTGGTCAACAGGGATTTGCGGGATTCCGTGGTAAACTTTTCATCCACCAGCGGAAGGAATGTAGTAACTAAATTGATTGTAGCCATTTATGGCACTTCCTTTCTTATTCGGGAAGCCCCATAGCCTTTCTAAGCGAACTGTCACCGGTGTTCTTTGCATGGGACAGACTTTCAGCCGGTTTAGCCCCGCTGATCTTGATAGGTCGGGCTTCCGCTTTGTGTTTGTCCATAACCGTTTTCACGATGGACAGGGCCTTTTCCAGTGCTTCAGGGCTGGACACATTCAGAGCGTCCACCAGCTCCACCGGAAGGCCGTTTTCGGTCAACTTCTCTTTTGCGGTCAACAGCAATTCACGCTGGGCAAGTTGCTGTTCCCTTTCAGCAAGGGCGGCTTCCCCCTTTGCCTTCTCTTTGGCAAGGCGTTCACCAACAATGCGGTTCACATCGTCCTGACTGAAGGTTTTTGCCCCGGCTCCATCCGGGTTCTGGTTGTTCATGGTCTTGGTTTCATCCATCTTTCATACCTCCGTTTAACGCCCGAAGTAGGCTAAATATAGAAAAAGCGTGGGAACCGTCCCAAAAAGAACGATTCCCACGCCGTTTTCTCACAGCTTCCACCCGGTAGGGGGTGGGGTACTATATTAGAATTATACCATATATGGGGGTGTAGGTCAAGGAAAACCGCCTATTTCGTGTGCTTTTCGCTTTTCGTAGGTGTGAAATACAGGTGGTTATAGGGGGGTGTACCTGCGCTTTTCTTGACCTTATGACGGGGCAAAAGTGACTTCATAAGGGTTTCAAGCCGGGTTATTTTCGCTTCCTCGTCCGGGGTATAGCTGACATTGATTTGTATCGACATCAGCGATAACCCCCAGCATGAAGGGAAGCCACATAGGAAAGAATCTGGTGCAAGATTTCAGAATCATCAATCACCTGAACCAATGCGGAAATGGCCTTCTTCACATCATCGGTTGACTGCTCCGAAGATTTGTTCATACGATGGGCGGCTTTCTTCACATCGGCAAAATACCGGGTTCGGAAATCCTTCATCCGATCCTTGGGAATACCAAGGGAAATCATATCTTCCTTTGTCATGATTATTCCCCCTTTGCCTTCTGCCCCTGATGGAAGCCAATCTTGAACGCCCAAGAAATCATCCTGAACACATCCCCATGGGCTTCACAGTACAGGGTTTCCAGATCACTTGCCCGAAGTTCGTACTTCTCAGGAACCTTGGTGGCCTTGGCCGTGTCGATCAGATTTTTCATTATGTAATTCCGTCCTTTCTTGATTGCCGGGCGGATCATGTGTTATACTATCCACAAGCCGCCCTTTGGGTGGTTGGTTTGGCTCCCTTGTGTCAGAGTTTGCAGACGGTGACACAAGGGGGCTTTTCTTATTGCTGGGGCTTGTCCAAATCATCCAGCCACATTTCCACTTCTTCAATGGTCATGGGGCCGGGAGCGGCAAGGGCGTTGGTGCTGGGGTCTACCAACAAATAGCCGCCTTTGCCATCCTTGCGGATCATAAGATCAAGGGCCTTGGCTCTGGTTTTCAGTTGATTAAGTGTCATTTTGATGCAGTCCTTTCTTTGAAATCTTCAAAATTCGGTAGTTTTTAGCTTGTGCGAAACAATGGGGACATCTGGGGCCTTCATAATGACCTTTATCGTTTCCGTGAATATGGATTTGCTGACAATAAGGGCAAACGATATAAACATGAAATGAATCAATCGCTATCGGGTATATGTTCCAATATCCATCTGAATCCATAAAGGAACGATGATCCACAGCATGGGTTTTCCGCTTTTTATTGGCCGGTAGCAATTCCAACTGATCCAAGGGTAACAACAGCTTTACCGGGTCTTGACCTTTACCCCATTTCTTTGCATACTGCCTAAATTCACTTATCGTCAATGGGTATCCTCTCCTTTCGGCCTGTCCGTCTGTCCTTCTCAAAGTAGTATTTTATATACTTTTTTCCTATCAAAAAACTTTTTAGAAAAATATTTTCCCTATATACAAGGTTGTAAAATGGGATTTCAGAAGGACAGGCAGACAGTTATTTTTTTCCGAAACATGGGCATCCGTTTACCCTCTATGCGTTTGATATAGCTCTCATATCCATAGCGGGTTTTAATAATCCGGGTGAAATCCTTTTGATCCTTTGCCCTTTCTCCGCTGGCGTTACAATAGATTTCATACGCTTTATAAAGCCCTTCCGGGCCGCTTATCGGCTCCCGCTCCAAAATGCCGACATCATCAAGGCTTTCCACCCACGCAACAACGGAATCATTTTCCGACACAAAAGCGGCCATCTGCTGTTTGCTTTTCCGGGTTTCAATAAATCCTTTGTTTTGGGTCAGGCTCTTATAACCAGAAATGGCCCGGTTTAGAAGTGCGCTCATAGCTTCATCAGTAGAAAGATCATCGTCAATGGCGGGGTTATAATCGGGATCCGTCCGCTTGTAAACCCGTTCAAACTTCAAAATCACAAGCCGCCGTTCGATACCTTCAAAGTCTGCTGAAAAGTCCGGGAACAGGTTCATACCAAAAATCATTTTCCCGGTGAAAACATAATCAAACGATTCCCGGTATTTTTGTTCCACATGAACGGCATCGCCACCCACAAGGGCCTTAAACAGACCGGAAGCAAACAATTTCGTTTTCTTAATATCCGGTACAATGTTCAGTGTTTTGTTCACAAGGCCAGCCAATCCGAACCGATTCCCCAAATCTTCCAATTCCACGGAAGAAACATTTTCTTCCCCGCAGAACCGGCGAACCATCGTAGAAAGCGTACTTTTAGCCGAAGATGGAAGCCCCACCCAAAAGAAGCACTTCTGATACCGTGTGTGGTTCATCATAAGATAACCCATGATCTGGTCGAATAGTTCAATCTGTTCTGAACTTTTGCTAAACGCATTTTCAAGGGCTTTGTCAAGCACAGGGCAAACCGCTGAAGGGTCATAGTCTGCATGAAACTGTCGGAAGCTGATAATATCAGGGTTGTGGGGGTGAAGCGTTATTGTACCATCATCCGCAATTTCCAACATGCCATTTCTCACATTGATCATGGGGCTTTCTTCCGCTTGGTCAATGTAAGCGGCTCCCTTGATTTGTTCGGCCACTTCTTGCCGAAAGCGGATTTTGGCGAAAGGATAGTGCTTGCTGATATATGCGTTGATTTGATCCTTGCCGAATGGCTTATATACCCCATTTTGATAGGCATAAAGATTGCCATTCAGATAAATCAAATGGTGCTGTTCCAGAAGTTCATTGGCAACAGCCACAGGGGACAGGTTCTTTTCTTCCTTCTGGTTAATGATGTTCCGCAACTTCTCCAAGGTTTCTTCCCGAAGAATGGTATCAATTTCACTACAACGAAGGCCGGTTTCCAGCACAAAATCATTGATAGCCTGAATTGTGCTTTGAATTTGTTCAATGGTGTAACCTTTCCAAGCCAAAGCGAACGCATATTCAGAAAAACCATTGTTCCGGGCATCCGATAGGGTTGTAAAATCAAATGGCCGGTTTTTAGACTTCTGCAAAGGCCACAATTCAACCGGCAATTCATCAATGGCTTCATTCAGCATATCACCAGCGGCCCACTTTCGGAGAACGCCCCCCACTTTGAATGGGATGTGTTCTTTGGATTGCCCACCGCCCAATTTGACTTCAACTTTAATTCCCAATGCAGAATACCAGTTGATTTTATTGGCTTCATGTGGGTAATTTTGTGGAACTCTGAAATAAAAGTGTTTTCCATGTTCCGTGATCATCAAATTATAGCGAATTCCTTTGGAATCCAGCCAAGCCAATACAGCTTCACTTCTGGGCTTCCCTTTAATGGGTTCGTCAAGTTCGCTGGTATCGTGGTCGAAATCGTCAATGTCCAGCTTCAGGAATCCCGGCTTCAGACGGGCGCACAAATCGCCGTTGTAACCTCTGATTTTTTCATCCGGGCCGACATATTCCCGGTAACCCTCACCCTCTGAAGGGTGCTTGTTATTGGCTCTACAAATGCCGTCAATCACTGATTATCACCTTCTTTTTTTTTTTTTGCATCATTGGCCTCCTATCATTCTTCAAGAATCTGTTCCACAGGCACATTCAGGGCCTTGGCGATCTTGCCAATGGTGGCGGGGCGTAAATTCCGCCCGGTTATGGCATTGTTCAGCGTGGGCCGGGGAAGATTGGCGGCAACCGCCAAATCCCTTGAGTCCATACAGACATTAGCCATTGCCAATTTCAGTTTCTTTTTGTTTACCTTCAATTTGATTCATCCTTTCTAAAAATCTGTTGACAGGTTGTTTTCGACCTGCTATAATCATATCAGGTTGAAACAAACCTGTCAATACCGAAAAAGATTTTTTTCAATCTGTTATTTTCTCTATTCTTGTGCTATACTGGTTTCATTGGAGGTGATACCGGCATGACGGTAGGTGAAAATATCAGGAAATTGCGAAAAGAAAGGGGGCTAACACAAAAACAGCTTGGGGAACTATGCGGTATAAATGAAGCAAATATTCGTAAATATGAAGCGGATAAGCAAAACGCAAAAATTGAAACCATAGAAAAAATAGCAAAGGCTTTAGGGGTTCCCATTGTCAAAATCAAGGAAGATTTGACTTGGGCAGAACACCAGAATACAGAGGAATTTAGGCAGTTGGAGCAGTCCACATATTTATTTGAAGGTATTGTGGTGGCCCTTGAAGAAATCTATGGTGATGTGGAAGAAAAATCCGTCATAGGGGAAAATGGACTGGAACGCCCTTATTGGGTTGTTGGAAAAGCCCCCAATAGCTTCATTCTGTATGAAGATGATATAGAAGCCCTTGTAGAATCCACCAAGGCTTCTATTCCGGCTTTGGTGGAACGGTTGAAGGATACCCGGCCAGAAACTGAAATTATCCAAGAAATCACAGAAGAACTTAACAAGTAAAAAAATAACCGCCCTCCCTGCGCCAACAGGAAAGGCGGTTAAAGATACCATACTGGGACAGGCCCAATAATAGCACCTCTGCAAAAGCTATTATAGCACCTGCCCTTGGTTCAATGCAACCATTTTCACGAAAGGACAGGTGTTTACTATGAGAGCGCCCAACGGCTTTGGAACTGTGGCCCGGTTATCCGGGAACCGGCGTAGGCCCTTCATCATCAAGAAAGTAACCGGGTGGAATGACAAAGGCCATCCAATCTATGAGATCATCGGATATGCCGCCACACGGGAAGAAGGTTTGATGATCCTATCAGAATACAACCGTGATCCATGGGATGTTGACCGGGCCAAGATCACACTTCAACAGCTATTCGACTTATGGAAAGAGAAAAAGGCCCCAAAGCTGGGAGCCAGTAACCGGGCATCAATGACTTCTGCTTACAAATACTGCGCCCCGCTTGGAAGTAAGCCCTACAAACAAATTCGATCCTATCAAATGCAAGAAACCATTGATACTTGTGGAAAATCCTATTCCACCCAAGCGGCAATCAAGAACCTTTGGGGCCATCTTGACCGGTTCGCTTTGGAAATGGATATAATCAACCGGTGCTTTTCTGATCTTCTCACTTCTGATCCAATTCCACCAACACAAAAGCAACCGTTCACAGATGATGAGGTCAACACAGTTTGGAAACACCAGAATGAACCGTGGGTTGATTCCGTCCTTGTATTTCTATATTCCGGGTGGCGAATCAGTGAACTTCTATCCATGAAGAAATCTGATGTTGACCTTCAGGCCGGGACGATGAAGGGCGGAACCAAAACCAAGGCCGGTAAAGATAGGGTGGTTCCCATCCATTCCAAGATCAGGCCGTTGATTGAACGGCGCATGAATGAGCCGGGAAGTTATCTTTTCAGCTACAACGGGAAACAGTGTTCCCAAAGTCAATACCGCTTGTTCTGGGCTGACTTCATGAAGGCTTGGGGAATGGATCATACGCCCCACGAATGCCGCCATACATTCAGAACCCGCCTTGACCGGGCCGGGGCAAACCAAAAATGCTGTGATCTTCTCATGGGTCATGTGTCCAAAGACACAGGAAACCGGGTCTATAATCATAAGACTTTGGACGAACTGAAAGCCGCCGTGGAACTGGTGGAATAG